GCGGGGAGATCGCAGCATGAGCACCCTGCACTACATCGTAAGCCAGCAGGACGCTGGCTTCCAAGGGGAGTGGCGCGAACGCGCCGCCTTCCGCTGGTTCATAGACGCACGGAACTACGCGCTGCGCACCAGCAAGACAGACCACCTTGACCGCTATGTGCGCGTCGAGCGTGAGGGATCTGAGCCCAACTACTTCTACCACGGTCGAGCCGCTGACCATCTGTATGGGGAGGACATGGCAGCATGAGCGCCGCAGCATACACGGTGCGCCTCAGGGACGCCCACGCCTTCAGCCTCAGCGGCAGAAGCTTTGAAGCCTTTGTCGGTGAGATCGTTCGCATCGACACTGGCAAAGTCGCTTACAGCAGCAAGCTCTATGAAGAGAAACGCACTGCGCGTCTTCAGGCTGCGCGCTACCTCAAGCGGTATGAGCATCACCTTGTCAAGCATGGCATTGGCTTTGAAGAGCAGGAGGCACAGCGCAGGGCGGCAGAGCGCGCAGCGCGTGACGCCAAGCGCGCAGCCGACCGGCTGGTGCGTGACGCAGCCCATGACCTACTGGCCGCGCTGCTGCCACTGGTCGAGGCATCGCCTGTCGGTGGCGGCATGATCCGCTTCGATGGCGACGAACTGCAAGCCGCCCGCGCTGCCATCGCCAAGGCAACGGGTAGCTAAGCCCCGCGCCCGTGTGCTGTCGTGCCTATGGTGCGGCAGCGCGCCCGCGCCCGCGCCCGCCAGCCGTAGGCTGGTCAGCATACATGCGCCTGCCCGTAGGGCAGTCATCCAACAAGCAAACAAACAAACAGACGTCTGTCCGAAGGACAGTCAGCTAATCGTCAGGTAGAGAATATCTGTCAAATAAGGGTAGGGGGTACACCCCTTTTTATTATAGTTTAGGTACCATGGGGGGTTACAAGCAGAGCAATCGGCATACCCTCCACAAACACACTTGCACACATACGCACGTCCCTGTATACATACGGAACACGTTTGGTTGCTCCTTGCGTCGTTGATAGCAGTCGGTTAGCTGCCTTTCCCCTCTCTTGGTAGTTAACCGACTGTTTTTCCTGCACAAAAGCAATCCTGCCCCAGTAAGGGGGTACCCCTTCGCAAAATAAAAGGTGGGGGGTATATTTACAAAATAGCGATACTTGCTCAAATGCCCGATTCGTATTAGATAGGGGCATATTCAATTTAGTGAGCATATCGATGGCGTCTAAATCTAAAAGCCTTATTATTCAGGACGGTGAGCCAACCGACGTTGACGGCATTGACAAGCGCTACACTGTCTCCCCGATCCGCGCATTGCTTCCGGGCGGGAATGTAAAGCGCAAAAGCCCCAATGAACATATACCAACGGACAAAAGCCGCCGGGGTGTATTGCATGCAGTTGGCCTTGGCATGAACCATGAGAACATTGCCAAGGTGATGGGGATTAGTGTCACGGCCCTGACCAATCATTACCGTAATGAACTTGACACTGGCCTGAGCCTTTTGATGGATGACGTGAAGACCAACCTGTACAACATTGCCCGCGATGAGAACCACAAGGGCACGGTACAGGCTGGGATCTATTTGCTCAGCCGTCTGGGTGGCGACAGCTTCAAGGACATTAAGCGCATTGAGATGACAGGCGCAGATGGCAAGGCGTTGGAGATTAGCCAGAAGACGCAGACTGTTGACCCGCGCTTGCTGGATGCTGACCAGCGTGAGGCGTTGCGGGATATATTAAATTCGGCCCTAAGGTTGGCAGCGCCCAATGCGCAGGCCCAGCCAAATATTATTGACGGTGAATATGAGGAAGTTAGCGATGCCTGATCCGGTAGAGTGGGTTGCAATGACGTTTGATCCCAAGATGCGTGTTGACCCGCATTTCTTAATTCGCGTGATGAAGGGGCAGGTCAGCACCTTGACGGCTGATCAGTGGGAAGATGCCAAGGAATGCTGCGCTGACATTATTGAGCAGTTTATCTCTTTGCGGGAAGAGCATGACTGATGCTTGACTTCGATATTTCGAAGATCGACATACAGCGCCAGTTGATGGAACTGGACCGGGCTGACTGTGAAGAAAGCCTGTATTATTTTTTGACCAATGCATGGAAGTACATTGACGCCAGCACATGGAAAGACGGATGGCCAATTGAGGCTGTGGCGGAGCATTTGCAGGCTGTAGTTGATGGCGACATTAAGCGGCTAATCATTAACATCCCGCCGCGCATGGGTAAGAGTACCATTACGTCTGTGGCGTTCCCTGCGTGGACATGGGCGCAGCCTGAATCTTCCGCTACGTCAGGGCCGGGTGTGCAGTTCCTTATGGCGTCCTATGCCAACCAGTTGGTGCTGCGTGACAGCGTTAAGTGTAGGCGGTTGATTGAATCGCCATGGTATCAGAGCATGTGGGGTGAGCGCTTTAAGCTTAATTCCGACCAGAACACCAAGTCCCGCTTTTCCAATGACCGGGGCGGTGAGCGCCTGATTACATCCGTTGGTGCGGCGGTGACCGGTGAAGGTGGATCGATCATTGTGGTCGATGACCCTAACTCTGCGTCTGAGGCATTTTCGGATGCCAACATCGAAAGCACGATTGAATGGTGGGATGGGACAATGTCCACCCGTCTTAATGATTCCAAGACTGGTGCGTATGTCATTATTCAGCAGAGACTAGCCGAAAATGACTTGACTGGGCACGTTATTGAAAAAGATGTGGGCGAATGGACGCACCTGTGCCTGCCCATGAAGTATGAGCCTGACCGTTCGTTTGTTACCAACATTGGCTGGAAAGATCCACGCACTGAAGACGGTGAGTTGCTTTGGCCTGACCGCTTTGGGGTGAAGGAAGTTTTGGGGCTGGAGCGCTCACTTGGGCCATTTATGTCCGCAGGGCAGTTGCAGCAGCGCCCAGAGCCAGCCGGTGGCGGTGTCATCAAGCGCGAATGGTGGAAGCTGTGGGAAGAGCAAAGCTATCCGCCCATGGATTATATCATTGCGTCACTGGATACGGCATACACAACCAAAACCACCAACGATTACTCCGCAATTTCGATCTGGGGCGTGTTTACGACTGATTCCACGGCCATTGCTAACCGCATTTTGGACAAAGATGGCCGTCCAATGTACTTTGACCGTGGCTATGCAGAGACTGCACCGCGCCTAATGCTGATGCATTCATGGCAGGAGCGCCTTGAATTCCATGATCTTGTCGAAAAAGTGGCAAAGACATGTAAGTCATTGAAAGTAGACAAGCTTTTGGTTGAGAATAAGGCTGCGGGTATATCTGTATCACAGGAATTGCGGCGACTTTATGGCAGCGAAGGCTTTGCTGTGCAGCTTTGTGACCCTAAAAGTCAGGACAAGCTGTCGCGGTTGTATTCTGTTCAGCATTTATTTGCTGACGGTATGGTGTATGCGCCTGATAAGGTGTGGGCAGAGCAGTTAATTACCCAAGTTGGCCAATTCCCTAAGGGAAAGCATGACGATTTGGTTGACACTGTGTCTATGAGCATACGGCACTTGCGTGATATTGGGCTTTTGACCCGGTCGCAGGAGCGTATTGAAGAGATTGAGAACATGAAAGTGTATCCGGGCAAGCAAAGTGTTCCTTTGTACCCGGCATAATGGAGGATTTATGAAGTATATTGGTCGCGTTAACGCATCTTGCACGGTTGAAGACCTTGGTCATAAGCAATTTGAGGTAGAAGTGTGGGGCGAAGTGCCTTTTGACCACAAGCGCACCTATACATTGAACGCTAAAGATGATAATTCAGCAGCAGAAGAAGGATTGCGTCTTTTTTGCGATGAGATGGAATGCCTTAGAAGCGCAGAAGCAAAGGAAGATTGATGGCAACGCAACCGGGCCTCGCTCCAATGAATATTCGTCAGCCTGCTCCAGATGAGCCGGGTGCGATTGACACGTCACCGATCCAAATCGACTTTGCAGATGAGAGTGGAGACACTCCTGAGACAGATGAGAACGGGAATATCCTTTCAATTGAGCATGATGACGGTTCAATAACTGTTTCGCTTGATGGAAACCCGCTTGAATCGGCTGAAAATGGCGATGACGGCGACTGGTTTGCCAATCTGGTCGATAAAATTGACGAAGCTGAACTTAATTCTATTTCTGGTGACCTGTTTCGCGGAATTGATGACGATTTGCTATCGCGTAAGGACTGGGTTGAGACACGGGCGCAGGGAATTAAGCTTCTTGGCCTGAAAATAGAGATTCCGGGCCTCACAGGGGCCGTTGACGGCGCACCGGTTGAAGGCATGTCGCGTGTACGCCACCCATTGCTGCTTGAAGCTGTATTGCGCTTCCAAGCCAACTCCCGGTCGGAACTTTTGCCGACAGATGGACCTGTTAAGATCCGCAATGACGATAACAATGCGTCATTGCAGGAAGACCAGATTGCAAACGCGCTTGAGCGTGACCTTAATCACTATTTGACATCGACGGCGACGGAATATTACCCCGACACCGACCGTATGTTGCTGATGCTGGGCTTTGGCGGCACGTCATTTAAAAAAGTTTATTATTGCCCGCTGCGTAACCGCCCTGTTTCAGAGACTGTGGACGCAGATGACCTGATCGTAAGCAATGACGCAACGGATTTGTCCAATGCGCGCCGCATTACGCACCGGATCATGATGCGCCCGTCAATTGTGAAGCGTATGCAGATCCTTGGCGTCTATCGTGACGTTGATTTAGGCACACCTAGCATGCGCCGCCTTGATCCATTGCAGCGCGAAGAGCGTGAGCAGCAGGGGATTTCGTCTGATGCCACCAATCCGTTGGATCGTGATCGCGAAATTTACGAATGCTATTGCGAACTGGACATCAAGGGCTTTGAGCATAAGCACAAAGGCAAAATATCTGGGCTTGAGATCCCATACCGTGTGACCGTTGACGTTTCCTCAAAGGAAATCTTGTCAATTGTCCGTAATTTTGATGAAGACACAGCAGACCTGCCAATAGCCAAGAGCAGCTTTGTTAAATACACGTTCGTACCGGGCCTTGGCTTTTACGACATTGGCCTGCTGCACATTCTGGGCAACACCACCAACGCCATCACGGCTGCATGGCGCGAATTGCTGGATGCAGGTATGTATTCCAACTTCCCCGGCTTCCTAATGGCTGACACGGGCGCACGGCAGAACACCAACATCTTCCGGGTTCCTCCCGGCGGCGGCGCGTTAATTAAGACTGGCGGCATGCCAATATCACAAGCGGTTATGCCCCTGCCCTACCAGCCGCCATCGCAGGCGCTGATGCAGCTTGTTAGCGACATGGCGCAGACCGGTGCTCGTATTGGCGGCACGTCTGAAATGCAGGTCGGTGAAGGCCGTGCTGATGCCCCTGTGGGCACCACCATTGCCATGATTGAACAGGCCACCAAGGTCATGAACGCCGTTCACAAACGCCTCCACGCTGCACAAGCGGAAGAATTCCGTTTGCTGTGCGAGTGCTTCCGCGAAAACCCAGAAAGCTTTTGGCAGCGCAATGCCAAGCCAACTATGTCTTGGGATCAGGCAACATTTATTCAGGCGCTTGATGACTACGACCTTACGCCTCAGGCAGACCCCAACACAGCGTCACATGGTCAGCGCATCATGAAGATTACTGCCCTAAAGCAGCTTCAGCAGGCAAACCCATCGATGTACGATCCTATCGCCATCGACGTTGCTGCATTGCAAGCTATTGGCTGGTCGAACCCGTCGCAGTTTATGGCACCGGCAAATGCGCAAGCATCACCACCGCCAGAACTGTTGCAGGCTCAGGCAAAAATGAAGAACGACGAAATGACCGCAAATGCGCGGATGATGGAAGCGCAGGCACGGGCAGCAGAAACACAAGCCAAGATCCAGTCTGGTGCATTTGCGCCAAAGCAAGAAGGTCCAGAAATGGGTCAGGCAGCGCTCAACGCCGCACAGGCAGATCTTATCAATGCCGAAACCAAGCGCAGCGAAATTGGCGTCCGCCATCAAGAGCGTATGGTTGAAGATCAGAACCGCGATTTGGATCGTCAGAGCCGTGAGCGTGTTGCCATGTTGCAGCTTGCCCGTGACCTTGTAATGCATCCGGAGCAGGCTGAAGCTGTCGAGCCATTGGTTGGCCCGTCAGAGCGTAAATTTAATGAGGGCGAAGGCGAATGAACGACCCAAAGGCTATCCGCAAAGCAATCATGACCGCACGAAACATTGCGGCTATGATCGATCCAAACTTTGCGCGTGTGCCTTTGCCCCAAATTGGGGAGCCTGATTACGAAGAGCAAAGGCCACCCTTGCAGTTTTCTATGGGTGGCAGGCTTCCTGCTCAACGGTCTGACAATCCATTTGAGCAATTCCAGTCACAAGATCCTTTTTCTTTCAATTTGCCTGACCACCAATATGCTGCTGGCGGTGAGGTCTACGGCGACAATAGTAAGATCAAGGTTGTTGGAAATTACAAAGGTGAGCATCGTCTTGTTCCCATCAGCCCTAAAAATACTAATTACCGGCATGTTATGGAATATGTGCCAATTGACTGGCTTATGGAGCGGCGCGGCAATGAATATCGCCACTCGCCTGAGCGTATGGAGCAGCTTCGTAACGAGATTCAGGAAGAAGGACTGCGTGAACCGGTGCTTATCAGCACGGGTAAGAATTCCCGAACTTCAATTGTTGGTGAAGGAAATCACCGTGTTCTTGCCGCTAAACAGCTTGGCTACACCCATATCCCGGTAAGGGCTATGGTGGGTAGTTCAGCCGGTAGCGATGTGTTTCCGGAAGGCGCGCACGACGAAGATATTATCCCAAAGCCAAACGAGTATTTCCCATCTGACGCCAAGCCATCTCGCGTCATGCGCAGCTTGGGCTACGAAGGTCAGCCAGAACTTCCTGAGGATTGGTGGGAAAAGGGGTACGCCACTGGCGGTGGGGTTGATGACCACGTTGTCAATAATCCAATGTCAGTCTTTCCAAAGCCCCAGCGCATGTTTGACGAAGATATGCCGGGTGGCGCGTATCTATCCATGCCCGACAAGGAAGACGTTACGGGGCACCGCGCCGCGCAGGCGTCCATTGGCATTGGTGAAGGCGGCAAGCCATACTTCCACGCCTCACGCGATGCGGCTGACGAAACAGGTTCGCCCGGTAAAGGCAGCGCGCTGGTCAAGACCAATCTGTTTAAGCAACGTGCTGGATGGCGCTGGTTGGATGCGCCTGAGGGCCATGAAGGCACCAGTACCATTGTCTCTGTCGAGCATCGCGGCAAGCACCATTATGTGATGGATGCGCATTTCCCCAAGGGCGTTGATCTTAGCCGCTACCCTGACGCCCCTTCTGAGCCTCGCCTGCGCCCCACTACCCGTGGTAACGTCGAACTGGGCCCACAGGTAGGGTCGATCCTTGTTCGTGGTCGTGAGCATCCCGTACACAGCCACGCCATCGTGCGCGAGTATGGCGGGCGTGTGGGCTATGCTGACGGCGGCATGCTTGATGATGAGCAACCCACAGACTATGCAGCACCAGACAATATGGGCTTGTACAGCCATGGTGCAGCAACGGCAGCAGCTTCCCCGCAGGCAAAGGCATCGCCCCAAGAGTTCCGCAGCATGCTGACCAATCGCGGCGTCAAGCCCAGCGAGTTTCAGGCATCTGGTTACGACCAAGCTTTTGCTGATCAGCCGCAGGTTACCCGCGAACAGGTTGCAGAGCATTTCCACCAAAACCGGACGCCGATTAAGGAAAGAGGTTTCTACACCGAAGACGCTAATACTGAAAGCATGGCTGCGCTTGAAAATGAATATTGGGATAAGAAGCGCGATTTGCAGGATCGCAAGTTGGCGTATCGCAATGCAAACCCAGATGCAGACATTTCCAACTTTGGCCGTGAGGAAGAAGAAGCCTTACGCCGTGAATTAACCGAAAAGCGCAGAGCCCTAAGGGAATCTGAATTACATATCGAAAGCGCAGGAGATCCGCACCACGAGGAGCATATGCTTCCGGGCGGTGAAAATTACCGCGAAATTGCTTTAAAGCATGGCGGCGATGATGTCATGTTTAAGGGGGTTAGTGGCCACCTTGGCGGTGAGCAGAATATTCTAGCGCATGTATTGATGAAGGACCGCACCGATTCTGAGGGTAAGCGCATCTTACATCTTGATGAATTGCAGAGCGACTGGGCCCAGCAGGGTCGTGAAAAAGGCTTTGATCAAGATCCAGAAACAAGCAAAAAGATTATTTCTGAATTTGACGATTACCACAAAAACCTTCGCGATCGCGCTTTAGATCAGGTCACAAAACGCGCCAGAGATCTTGGCATGCCTGATGAAGATCTTTCAGACATTCGCAATGCAATTGCAAGTGAGCATGCCCACGAAAACTTGGCTTACTTTGCCGGTGGCGAAGAAGAGGCTGACCGCTACATAAAAATGCGCCAAAATGCAGAAAAAGCCCGTAACACAATGAGCCCAGCCCCTTACGTCACAAAGACGGATGACTGGGTTGATCTAGGGCTAAAGCGCGCCATGATGGAAGCTGCAAAAGGCGGGCACGATAAGCTTGCATGGTCGCCGGGTGACGTTGTTGCTGACCGCTACAACCTCAGCAAGCACATCAAAGACATCCACCACGAAAAGAACGATGATGGAACGTACAACGTCATAGCCCGCAGTCATCGGGGTGCAAAAGTTTATGACCAAGACGGGCTTGCTGAAAAAGACGTGGTAGATGCCTTAGGCAAGGAAGTTGCAGGTAAGATCTTTTCTGGCGAAGGAACTGGTCGCGAAGAGATTCAAGCTAAAATTGATGCTGCAAACAAAGACTTTGAAGATTTTAAAAGCAGGGCAGTTGAGGCTGACCTGCAAAGGCGCATTGGTGAATCGGACTCAAATGCAGATTTTATCAAAAAAAATCAGCAGGAATACAAAAATGTAATTAGCAATAATTTTGAAGAAAGTCCTTACACTTTTTCTCAAAACCTTGGCCTTGTCGATGAGTATAATGCGCTAACAAACAAATTAAGGCGCGCACATGATGACATGAAATTAGGCCCTTACTCCCCGTACCGTGATTGGCGCACGTTAAGCGGCGTCGATCTTACAATTGGCGGCGAGGGTATGAAGAAATTTTACAATGAGATGCTGCCTAAGCGCTTGATGAAGCTTGCCAAGCAGCATGATCCTGACGCCAAATTTTCTGTTTCAACCGTCAAGCATCCGTCAGAATATTCTGATGATTACGACAGAAGAGATTACATTTCCGACACCACTACCGACCTACCCACTTTGGAGATGACACCCAAGATGCGCGAAAGCATTTTGAAGAAGGGTTTTGCTGCCTATGCTGACGGCGGTGAGGTTGATGGTTACGACAAGGGTGGAAGCGTCGATAGCTACCAAGATCCCGCCACGCAGCACATATCCGACTGGAACTGGCGTTCCGTTGGAGATGTTCAGGACAGCCTTGGCGGGATGAAGGAAATTCCTTCGCACGTCGAAAAGTTTGGCGACTTTATGGACACCATTGCTCAGCGCGCTGGTGGCAGCGGCCTTACGCCACGCGACCTGATCAAGGCATACACAATTACCCGGTCAAGCATTCAGCGTCGGGCCGCAGACGTTGATAAGCTGCGCGCATCTGGCCTTGATCTACCGGAGGAAATGACTGGTAAAATCCGCCCTGAAGGTGCTTTTGGCGAATGGTTGCACACACCAGCAGGCCAAGCATACCTTGACGCAGCGGAAAAGGGCAAGGTACACCAGACTGCAATCCAAAACGCAATTCAAGTCATGGCACCATTTGGCCGTCACCAGACAGACATTCCTGATGCCTTGACATGGGCTGCGCTTAACCTTCCGGGCAAGGAAAAGCAGGTATCTGAACTTGTTCACGCCGGTCACTTGATGGCAAGCACCCCAGAAGAATGGCGGGCGTTTACACAGCACATTCGCGGTGTCGGCCCCAGCAAGTCTGGTTTCCTTGCATCGCTTATGGGGCGCGGTGACCAGCCAACATTGGATGCGCGCCAGATTATCCTGCACACCGGGCGTCCAACCAAGGAAGCCAGCAAGTATATCGCCAAAAAGGGTGGCGCAGGAGGCGTTGAAGCCGTTGACCGCCTTGCAGCGCGCCAGAGCGCCATGGATCTGTCCCTTCCTGACCGTTTGAAGCCGTATTACCAGCACCTTGCTCACCATGCGGTTTGGGATAAGGCTGGCGATGAAGAAACAACGCACGAAGATGTTGTGCGCGCTATGCACCACGCTGCAAAGGGTGGTGCGCAAAATGCATACGACCAGCCCAGCATGCTTGAGCATCCGGTCACCAAGATATTTCAGGCAATCGGCATGGCTGGGTTGAATGACCCAAGCGTTGATCCTGCGAAATTCAAAGAATACCTAAAGCGGGCACAATACGCACTTGCGCGTAAGATTACGACTAAGGGTTCCGACGTTCTTGCATCCTATCCGGGCGCTGCAAACGTCAAGATGAGTAAGTTTGGCAAGCCCCTTAGCGAAATGGAATCTACCACTGTTCAAAAGGGCTTTATGCTTCCGCGCAAAGAGGCCGACATTGAAGAAATGCAGCGGCGTGGTTCGCGAATTTTCCCATTCTTGGGTGATTTGTCACCCGCTGACCAAATCTTGCTCAAGACAGGTCAAACAAGCCTTGTTGACCCCAGCGAACAGCAGGGTGGCGCTGGTTTTATGCGCTCAGAGTTTGCGCAGGGCCGCGATCCCGCTGCTTATGGCAATCGTATTGGTGCAGCCAAAACACTTGCCAAAAAGATTGCAGCACAGACGCCAGAGGGTACGCCTGCAATCGGTACGCACGTTGCCATGGGGCTTGGCAGCGTTGATTCATCGCACCATGCTTATGAGCCTATTTTGCGCATGATACCTAATTCACCAATTGCGCAAAAGCATATTGATGATTTTGATGACATGATGCGCGAAGCGCTACCGGCAACAAAAAAGTACCCCATGGCGTGGCCGGGTATCATGAACACCAAAGAGGCTGAGCAATTTTTTGCGGGCAGACCCGGTACACACGCATCGTTCTTTGCTAAAAAGATTGACAGTTCAAGATGGCAGAAAGCTGGGTTCCCAGACATTGGAGAAGTCCGTTTTTCTGCATCAACACCAGAACTTCTTGGCGCACCGCGCTTATCAACTGGCAGCGCTTTTTCGCAGGTTGAGCCATCTGGTCGTATTGTAACCAATCCAGACCTTAAACATAAAACTTATCCTGCCCTTATCCCGTCTGAGGGTGAAGGGTATATGGGTGGATCAAGCATCCCAATTCCAGCCAAACTAATGTTTAGTGATTTTTTTAAAACCATGAAAACAAAGGATAAAAGCGGGAAGGCCATTAATTACGACTCACCTACTGGCCAAACTTTGTTTCAGCAGTCACTAATGACTAAAGTCCCATTCCAAGATGCTACGCAGGAATGGTTGGATAACATCATGGAAGACCGCCGCCAAAAGCAAGAGCAAGGCTTTAAAAAGGGCGGTAAAGTTCGTAGTGCGTTGATGATTGCCAAGGGTATGAAAAAAAGGTAATGTCTTTTTGGCCACAATTCTGTGGAAGCTTTTATTCGCCGGTAATTCGGTAAGACAGGAGACTGTATGTCAGAGATGTCCCGCAACGCTCGTCGTGCAATGCGCGCTAAAATTCACCGCCTAACCTCAGCACAAACGGGCAAGGTTGACGCTTCTGACTACGGTCCTGAGCAAGTTCTTGATTCTGAGGCCAAGACGGGCATGCGCCCAGTTTCGCGCCGCGCTTACAAGAAGGGCGGCAAGGTTGTCGCTGTTGCTGGCGCTGATGCCAAGCAGAATGCAGGCAAGAAGCCACGCGCAGGTAAGAAGCATCTTACCGTTGACGCACTGGTTAACCGCAATTTGAAAGATGCAAACGAAGCCCGCGAAGGCAAGAAGCATATTGGTGGTTTGAAAACAGGCGGTCGGGCTACAAAGAAAGCTTATGGCGGATCGATGGATGAGGATATTTCCACGCGCCCAACAGACAGATACGGTAACCGCGCTACAGACAGAGATCTTGGCATGGTTCGTACTTCTGGCGGCATGCCAGATAGGGATATTTCTTCGCGCCCAACAGATAGTTCCGGTCGCCGCATAACCAATGAAGAACTTGGCATGGGTTACCCAGCAGAAGCGCGTCCAATGAAGCGTATGCCTCCCAAAGAGGCAGCTAAAGATGTTATGCGCGCTAAGCCTTCAGCAATGTCTGTGTCGGAAGCTATGGCCGGTATGCGTAATGGTCGCAAGCATGGCGGCGAGGCTTGGGAAGGTTCCGCTAAGGACGAATCGCAAGACAAGAAGCTTGCTAAAAAGTATGGCATGTCGATGGCAGCGTGGGAAAAGTCCCAGATGGACAAGAAGCACGACACCCAGCATTCGTCAAAGGGCTTGAATAAGGGCGGTCGCACTGGCAAGAGCCTTGGCGGTGTTTTGAAAGATGTCGGCAAATATGCCGCACTTGGCGTTGCGGGCAATGAAATTTTGAAAAACCCGTCCTTGCTCATGGGTGGTCTTGGCGCTTTGGCGTACAGCCGGTTTGGCAAGAAAAAGGGCGCACCGGGCGCACCGGGCGCACCGGGCGCAACGGCAAACGCATCACCAACGCCAGCAGTCGCAGGCAAGAAGAGTGGTGGCGGTTTGTACGCAAACATCAACGCCAAGCAGGAGCGGATCGCGAATGGCTCAAAGGAGCGTATGCGCAAGGTCGGCAGCAAGGGTGCGCCAACCGCAGAAGCATTTAAGCAATCTGCGCGTACTGCTAAAGCCCGTGGCGGTTACACCTCACTGGATGGCGAAATGCAGACACAAGAAAAGGTAAGCGGTCGCGTTGCCAAGTATCAGGGCGGTAGCCTTTCTGGCCTTGAAATGAATGCTGGTGGTCGTGCTAAGAAGAAGAAGAGCGGCACCAATATCAACATTGTAATTGCAACTGGTAAGGGCCAGCCACAAATGGACCCTAATATGCAGCAAGCACCTTCACCTCAGGGTGTACCGGTGCAGATGCCACCTCCACCACAGGCTGGCGCTCCTATGCCTATGCCCATGCCAATGCCAATCCCAATGCCGCAAGCAGGCGGTCCGGGCGCAGGTCCTGCACCAATGCCACGCAAGGCTGGTGGCCGCACCTACCGTTCTTATAAGGACATGGATGCAGGCGCTGGAAGCGGTCTGGGTCGTTTGGAAAAGACGGAGATCCAAAAACGTAAAAAGTAGTTAAGCTTGGGCGGCGTTGATTAAAAGATCGTCGCCCAATATTTTATTTTATGGAATATATCGATGAACTTTAACAATCTATTTGAATTTGAATTAATGAAACTTGTTGAGGCGCGCATTGCGACCCTTTCAGAAAACATCACAAACGCACATGCAGTCGTTGATTATTCCGACTATAAATACCAAGTTGGTAGAATCGCTGGCCTTCGCGAGTTCGAAGACCTGCGTGAAGAGGTCAATAAAATTATTGCTGAACGATAAATATGGAGAAAAATTAAATGCCACATATGAATATGACTCATGAAGAAGACCCAAAGGAACTGATTCTTCAAGCATTGGGCGATATTGAAAAGTTTAAAGTGTTCCACAATGAAGTGGTTGTCGCTGTGTATTTGCGTCCGGAAAAGACCAAAAGCGGCATTTACTTGCCGGATCAGCACCGCGACGAAGACCGCCACCAGAGCAAGGTCGGACTTGTTGTTAAGATGGGTTCTGAAGCTTTTGACGATCCCAACGGTAACTGGTTCCGGGGTATGGATGTAAAGCTACATGATTGGGTTGTTTACCGCCCGTCAGACGGCTGGACAATTACCGTCAACAACGTGCTTTGCCGTGCGTTAAAAGATACAAACATTCGGGGCAGCGTCCCCCATCCCGATATGATCTGGTAAGGAAGCTAAAATGAATATTGAAGATAATGCAGAAGAGCAGTTTGAAATTGAACTGAGCGAAGATCCAAAGCCAGCGGAAGACATTATTGTTGAAAAATCGGAGGATAAAAACTCTGACCCGGTAGATGACACCCTTGAGGCCCTAAAGGGTCAATTGGAAGAAGAGCGCAAAGCGCGTCAGGAAGCCCAGCGCCGTGCAAGCGAAGCCGAATATTCGGCGTATGAGGCAAAGGGTGAGGTGCAGGACACAAGCTTGCATCTGGTGTCAAATGCCATCGATACAGTCCTTCAGAACAATAATATCCTAAAAGCAAATTACCGTGACGCAATGTCTATGGGTGATTTTGACACTGCGGCTGACATTCAGTCGGAGATGTCTTCCAACGCAGCCAAACTTCTTCAGCTTGAGCAAGGTAAGCAGGCGCTGGAAAATCAACCACGTCAACCAGCCCCAACGCCTTATGTTTCTGACCCTGTTGAGGCTTTGGCATCGCAGCTTTCGCCACGATCTGCTGACTGGGTGCGCCGGAATCCGCAATTTGCCACAGAACCGCGCCTGTATCAAAAGATGCTGGCAGCGCACAATCTGGCGATGGCAGATGACATTCCTGCGGATTCTGACGATTATTTTGACGCAATTGAAGATATTCTCCACGTCCGCAGTCAGGATAATAGACGTGATTATGACGCCATGGCTGACGCTGCAAAGCCAACGCAGCGCCGCGCAGCACCGCCAGCAGCCCCTGTTTCGCGCAGTGGCGGCGGCGGCGGAAGCAGGCCAAACCGTGTGACGCTTACCGCAGCAGAGCGCGATATAGCCAGCATGATGGGTATGACGCCTGAGGAATATGGCCGCAACAAGCTTACCCTTCAAAAAGAAGGTAAAATGAATTAAATTTAAGGAGTATTATTATGGAAACTATTGCACCAAAAAAGCGCGGACGCCCACCAAAGGTTAAGGAAGCCCTTGATCAAGCAGCCCAAAATGCCGCAGAGGCGGTAAATATAAATGATTTGGAAGAGGCATATGAGCCCCTTGCTGTTGCACCAGAGGCAACGCATGCAGACATTACGCCAACAATTCGTGAAGATATTCGGGCCCCAATGCGTGAAGAAGATCCCCGCACCCGTGCTGCGCGCCGTGCCGCAGAACTTCGTGATCACCTTGGCGATTTGGATGAAGGCACTGATGACTTTTACATCAATAAGGCTGACATCCCACCGGGCTGGGAATATGAATGGAAGCGTAAGCTTTTGATGGGCGCTGAAGATCCTGCCTATCAAGTGGCGCTGGCCCGCTCCGGTTGGGAAGCTGTTCCCACGTCGCGTCACCCATCCTACATGCCAAATAGCGGCAACCACCCTATAATTGAACGCAAGGGTATGGTCCTTATGGAGCGTCCATCAGAAATATCTGATGAGTCCCGTGCAATTGAATTACGCAAGGCGCGTAATCAGGTCAGGCAAAAGGAAGCCCAGCTAAATTCCGCAGAAGGCGGGCAGTTTGAGCGGGCAAATAAAGACCAATCGCTGGTCAATATTCGAAAATCATACGACTCAATTCCAATTCCGCAGTAAGGAAATTGGGTAAATCGGGCGGCTATATGCCGCCCTTTTTATTGTATTGTTGACAAACAACAAAAAATAAACGATTTATAGGAAATCTCCCCCGGTGCGGAGATTCAAAAAACCCAGTCTTAGTCGCCCCGGTGCGCGATGATGGCTTCCTAAAAAGGAGACCCGTCATGGCCAATACCAATGCGCCTTTCGGTTTTAGACAGTTAAGTGGGACTGGTTCTGCTCCGACTTACGAGCAGGTTGTGGGCTTTTGCGCTTACAATACCGCTGCTATGTATTTCGGTGACCCCATTTACCAGAACGCTAACGGTTCAGTATTCCCTGACACACCCGGCACTGGCATCCTTGCTGGTGTTTTCGCTGGTTGTAAGTATCTTTCAGTTTCGCAGAAGCGTACCGTTTGGTCAAACTTCTGGGGCGCTGCTGACGTAGCTTCTGGCAACACCGTTGAAGTTTACTTTGTTAACGATCCGAATGCCAAGTTCTTGGTTCAGACGGGTTCGACGGGCGCAACAGTTGCGGCCATCGGCGCTAACGTGCAGTTTTCATACGGTACGCCAAACACGATGAGCGGCATTTCAGGCGCTTTTGTGGACATCACCACCGCAGCAACCACGGCTACTTTGCCGTTCAAGGTTGTTAGCCTTGACGTAGACCCGCCCGGTTCAAATGGTTCCGAAGCTGGCGCATACAATTATGTAATTGTTGCGTTCAACAACGTATCCACCAAGACCCTAAACGCCATCCACACATAAGGGAGTAAGGTACCATGGCTGTTAATTTATCAGCAATTAAAGACCTTCTGCTCCCCGGTTTACGGGGCGTAGAAGGCAAGTACGAGATGATCCCATCTCAGTACGACAAGATCTTCACAAAGCACGATTCGAAGCTTGCGCTCGAACGTACCGCTGAAATGCGTTACCTTGGTCTTGCTCAGTTGAAGACTGAAGGCGGTCAAACGTCTTTCGATAACGGCGCTGGTGAGCGTTATGTATACAACCAAGAGCATAACGAAATTGCTCTTGGCTATGCAATCACGCGCAAAGCCATCGACGATAACCTGTACAAGACCCAGTTCCAACCATCGAACCTTGGCTTGATTGAATCATTCCAGCAGACCAAGGAAATCTACGGTTCGAACATCTTGAACACGGCAACAACCTACAACGCCAACATTGGCGGTGACGGCGTAGCACTTTGCTCGACTGCTCACCCTATTGATGGTGGTACGGTTGCCAACACGCCGACCACTCAGGTCGATCTGAACGAAGCCACGCTGTTGAATGCAATGATTTCAATTCGCACAAACTTCAAGGATCAAGCTGGTCTGAAGGTCTTCGCCCGTGGCCGTAAGCTTATCGTTCCGCCGCAGCTTGAGCCTGTCGCTATCCGCCTTACCAAGACGGAACTCCGTCCGGGTACAGCAGATAATGATGTCAATGCTGTGCTCAGCACCAGTGGTGGCCTTCCAGAAGGCTACATGGTCAACGACTTCTTGACGTCGGCCTACGCTTGGTTCCTTCTGACCAACATCGACGGTTTGTCGTACATGGAGCGCGTCAAGTTCGAAACCGACATGCAAGTCGATTTCGTAACCGACAACCTCTTGGTCAAGGGTTATGAGCGTTATAGCTTTGGCTATTACAACTGGCGTTCGATCTACGGTTCGTTCCCAACGTCTTAATTAATCGGCACCCCCTCTCTTAACGGGGAGGGGGAAACCTTAAAGGAGGTCCAAATGGGTATTACCACTTTTACCGGGCCGATTATGGCAGGCAACGTGCTTAAGAGCGATGGCAGCGGCAACCTTGCCGGTGCTGGCGGTGATAGCGGGTTGGCCAATGTTGGCTACACTACAATGGCTCAGTCTCAGGCAATAACGCAGGCAACTAACGGATCGTCTGCTGGTGTTTACACGACAGACATTGTCATCCCTGCTGACAGTCAGATTATTGGCATTGATTTGCTGGTATCTACTATTTGGTCAGGTGCTGCGTCCACGCTTGGAATCGGAACCACAGTTTCAGCTACGGCGCTGACTGCTGCTGGCGCTGTTGCAGGCGGAACCAAGGGTGTCGTTGCTGCCAATCCCGGCACAGTCGATGCTGCAATCGCCAATTGGCGTGATGTTGGTGCAAACGACATCCGTATTTTGGTGACATCTACCAATACGGGTACTGGCGTCGGTGTTTTGACCGTTCGCTATATTCAGTCCAACAACCTCACGGCATAAGGAGACTCATCATGAAGGGTCGTAAATCACGCGCATCTGGTGGCGTTAATGAAATGGCGCAGAATCAATCACAAAAGAACATGCGCTACACCTACGAAAGCAATGTCAACGACGAAGCTGAAAAGCGTAAGCGCGGTGGCAAGACTGTCGGTAAAGTCAAAGGCATGGATGCTATGGCCTGCGCAAGCCGCAAGCCACGCAAGTCCGGTGGATCTTGCGATAGCGGCAGTCCGTTTTCGTCCGCCCGCGCAGGTACCCCTGCAAAGGGTCGTAATGTCAGCGGTTCGTTAAGCTAATCGCTAAGACTTTGTGAAAATAAGGCGGGGGCTTAGCGGCCCCCGTTTTACTATGGAGAGCAGTATGTCTGATACTTGGCAGCGTAAAGAGGGCCAGTCTAAGTCTGGTGGATTGAACGACAAGGGGCGCGCTTCCCTTCGTGCAGAAGGTCACGACATAAAGCGCCCGGTCACCGCTGGCGAAGCGGATCGCAGCCCTGCGGCAGCAGATAGGCGCGATAACTTCCGTTCACGGATGTGCGGAATGAAAGAAAAACTCACGTCAGCAAAGACAGCGCATGATCCGAATAGCCGGATTAATTTGGCTCTTAAAAGATGGGACGTGAAGTGCTAGTCTAGCGCTTCAATAAGTGCTATTTAACAACATAGAATTTTGAAAAAGGAAAATTGGCATGGCCACCTTTAATACCACTGGCGTTGTTAACCAATCCATTAGTCGCATTGGCGTCACTGAACCGTTCGAACTTCAAGTCTCCCGTGGCCAGATCACAGGCCATGCGGTTGAACTTATTTCCGGGATAAGCGGTAGCGTTGGAACGTCTTACATAACAGTTTGGAACCAAAACACGGTTTACGCCTATCTTTCTACAGCTTCGGTTATGAAGATTTCAAGCAGCAGCGCAAGTGATACCGCTGCGGGTACTGGAGCCCGCACCATTTTAATTGATGGCTTGGATGCCGATTATAACCAGATCAGCGAGACAGTGACGCTCAATGGGCAGACAGCCGTTAATACCGCTAATAGCTACCTTCGCGTTTTTCACATTGCTGTATTAACGGCAGGAACTGGGGAAGCCGCTGCCGGTTCAATATATGCTGGAACAGGAACAGTAACCTCTGGTGTTCCAGCCGTAATCTACAGCGTTTATGCTACTGCCAATGGCGCAACCGCAGCTATTTGGACTGTCCCTGCCGGATATACAGCATATCTGACAGGGTACGCATCAGGCTATTCAAATGCTTCTGCAACCGCAAATGGAACTGTCTCTCTTTGCGTAAGGCCGTTTGGATCTGTTTTTGACACTATTTCGCAGCTTCGCGTTTCCAACGGTGTTCAGGGATGGATCGCGTTTCAGTACCCCATCGCTGTCGCTGAAAAGTCTGATATTGAAATTCGGGCTGTTTCTTCAGCGGCAAGTTCTGGTGTGACCACTGAATTCCAACTTGTATATATCAAGAACGAAGGCGCTCTTTAAGGGGTAACGGCATGACCGTAAGCGGCACTTTTAATTACAATCCGTCGCTTGGCGAACTGACACTGTATGCCTTTAACCTGTGCGGCATTCGCAATACTGCGTTGCTTCAGGAGCATATGGAATCAGCGCGCATGGCAGCGAACCTGTTGCTTGGCCGCTGGTCTTCTGAGGGTGTTAACCTGTGGATGGTAAACCTTCAAACAATCCCACTGGTTGCAGGCCAATCAGAATACACATTGCCTGCCAATAACATTGTCATGCTCGACACCTATATTGAGACTGACGATGGCTCTGGACCGCCAATTGACCGCTTGATCTTGCCAATCAGCCGCACTGAATATGCTTCATACCCCAATAAAGAGCAGCAGGGCTTCCCCACAACGTACTGGCAGGACCGTCAGATCACTAGCACTGTGTCGCTGTGGCCAGTCCCTGATGGCACCCAGACGTCTTTGAAATACTATCAGGTATGCCAGATTGATGACGCTGACTTTGCCAACGGACAAACGGTCAACGCCCCTGTCTATTTCCTTGAGGCTTTTGCTTATGGGTTGGCGCAGCGTTTAGCCATGATTTGGGCTCCAGATCGCCTTCAGATCTTAAAGCCTTTGGCCGACGAAGCTTATCAAATTGCAGCAATGCAGAACGTGGAAACAGCCCAGCAGTACATTTCCCCAATGATCTCTGGCTATTTTAGGTAGGATAAATGGCATACGCCTCACAGTCAGGTCGGGCCAGAACAAGTTCATCAGGGCCCCAAGCGCATGCAATCTGTGACCGCTGCGGGTTTCGTTACAACCATGTCGATCTTCAGTGGCAGTATGACTGGCGCGGTGCGGCATTGCAGAATACCCGCATCCTTGTCTGCAATAGCTGCTTGGATACACCTCAAGACCAATTGCGGGCTATCGTGGTCCCTGCTGACCCTGTGCCAATCATGCAGGCGCGTGTGCAGGATTTTCAGACGGCTGAAACCGATTATCAGACTGTCACTGCGCCACCCATCATTGATCCGACTACGGGCATCCCAATACCTGTTAACGTGACGCTCACAACTGAGGATGGGGTGAATTTGGTTACGCAGCAGGTTGGTCCGCCACTTGGCTTGACCCAAGGTGCCGTTATGCCGCTGGTTGGTAAGGAGCATTTTTCCGTCAAGCTTAACCCACTGTCGATTACTTCAATTGGAACGGATGTAGTTACAGTCACGTTTGCAACCCCCCATGGCCTTTCAACAAATGATCAGATTTCCGTTGAAGGGCTTGAAGCCCCTCAGGCAAACGGGTTTTACAGCATAACAGTTACGACAGCTACAGCATTTACCTATCAAACAAATACGGTTATATCTGCCGGGTCGCTGCTTACCGCTTCGACAAACGTGGTCACGGCTCTGGTTGGTATCCCATACGGCTTCACTCAGATACCGCAAACTGGTATCGGTGTTTCCGGCACTACCGGCCTTTCCTATGGGGTTTGGGACCAGTCACTCTGGGATCAGGCTAATTGGAGTTAGACGATGACAGTACCGTATATCTTCACGTCTGGAACGCCCATCAGCGCATCGCAGGTCAACGTTAATTTTGCTGCGGTCGTTGAATACGATCCGCCATTTACTGGTGCAGTAACCAGCGGGTACACGATAGCCGATAGATTGTCTCAGACCGTTTCCGTTAAGGATTTTGGCGCTGTTGGCAATGGCGTGGCTGACGATACAGCAGCAATTCAGGCGGCAATTTCTTACGCCGCTTCTGCCGCACAATCTATCCAGTATACGTCGATTTCGGCGCAATCATCAATAACTGTATGTTTCCCTGCCGGTCTATATTTAGTTACATCAACCATTACGGTTCCTAACGCACAAGTTAATTTTCTTCTTTCAGGAATGGGTGGGCGCGCAACTTTTGTAGGTGCAAATCCTGCTACCATTAAGTGCTTTGTCATGCAGCAAGTACGTAACATAATTTTTAGTAACTTAAATTGGATTGGTTTTACCACTGCAACTGAGTGGGACACAAACAACATAGACACCAATCTTATTAGATATATTGATTGCGATTTTATTAACTGCGGGATTGGCGTTGACACTGTATCATTCGCTACAAGCCGATCTACGGTTCTGGTTTTTGATAGATGTCGCGCAGGTGGAACCAACCTATTTGTTAAGTCATTTTGTGATATGACTATAATCAACAATAGTCATTTTAGGAACGCTGACGCAGACGGCGCGTTTATTTTTGCTGATAGCCAGTTAATTATAAACAATACGCTATTCACACCGTATTTTGCAGGAGCAAATTGCAGGTGGATTGACATTACAAATGAGTTTTCAGCAGCGTATGGTAGGTCATCGGTTTCATTAAATAGCTGCCGATTTGGGCCTGAAAGTGGCGGTGGTATTCCGATTATATATTCATCCTTAGACGGAAATACCGCGCAAGGACAACGCACTACAGTTACTCATATTAGTATTCGTGACTGCTATATGGGCTGCGCCAATACTTTAACACCGCGAGCATTGATAGTTTTGCGTACTAACTCGGCAGGGACAGCTACTTTAGCCCCTAACCTAATATTAATTTCAGGTGGTAGTTCGAATGCATACAACGGATTAGTTGTAACCGAAAGCGATTCTTTACCCACTGGATATAATGTTGGGCAGTTCGTAATTGACATTGATGCAACGGCGCAAGGCGGATACGGATCAAGCACTACTGCCCCAACAAGACCTCTTGTCGAAGCACAATTGGAAATGTTCGTTGCAAACTGGATTTATGACATTAAGACTATAACTTCCGCTGGGGGCGCTATTACTTATGACACTGGCAGTCGTACATTCCTCAGGTTTGCTACAGACTACGATACTAGGTTAATCAATCTAACGCAAGTTCGTGATGGCCACAAAGTTACTATGCTTTTCACAAATTCCAAATGGACTATATATGATGCAAGCCAATCAGGAAATTTCAAGTTGGCTGGAGGCGCTAATTTTTATTCCTCAGCTAACGACACTTTATCGGTCGTTTATAACGGAACGACAGGCCTGTGGTATGAAACAAGCCGTTCGCTAAATTAGTATATTGTATTAGTAACATAGAACCCTGTTACCTCATCAGGGATTTGGAGTTAGACGATGGCAGTACCATATACCTTCACTTCTAGCACGCTCATCAGAGCATCGCAGGTCAACGATAATTTTTCCACGTTGTCCGACGAGGTTAATATCGCCCTTGGGGATCGTGGCCCTGTCCTGATTGCCATTACAGGTCAATCGAACGCCGTGGGCGTCTACAGCGGCGGTAACAACCCTTTGAACCCGTTGGTCAAGACGTGGAACCCCCTTACGTCTGCATGGGTGTCTGGTGGCCAGTATACGGCAGCGCCTTGGACTTCTTCATCCCCAACCGGCAACAGCAGCAACAATAATTTCTCGCTGTCCGCCGCGCACTACATTGCTGAAAAAACAGGACGCAAAGTCTACATTGTCTATGACGCCGTTGGTGGTCAGAGCATCACCCAATGGGTTCCAGCCACCCAACCACGCTACGTCGGAATCAAGACTAAGGTTCAGGCCGCAATCGCATCCCCAGAGCTTGTTGCTGCTGGCAAAACAACCATTGACTTCTTGATATGGGCGCAGGGTGAAGAGAACGGTGCTGGCGAAAACGGAATGACGTTTGCGACTTACACGACATACATAACCAACCTTGACAAGCAGTTCCGTGGTGATCCGGCTGACCCTGTCACCTACCCCGGCGAAAGCTGGGTTGAGGACTTCACCCCGTTCTTCATCATGGGGATGTCCCCGCTCCACGACCGTTATATGATTAGCCCTGCGTTGCAGTCGTTTTCCAATTTGTCAAATGGCCGTTGGCGCTATCTTTCGACCCGCAGCTTGCGGACGGAGTATCAGGAACTTGGCACTGGCGATTACACGCACTGGCTTGGCCCATCGCTCTGGGACGGTGGCTACAACATCATTGGCCCTGCGTTTGTTAATAACGAGCGCGTTGCCCAACAGGCAGATGGAACACTGTTCTGGGATCGGGGTAGTGGTACGGCTAATGCGGCTGATACTATTGTCATTTCGACGTTTGATACGCTGGTTAGCTGGGATAGCCGCACCAGCGGTGTGCTGTTGCAAGAGACTTTTTCTGGCACTGGAGCGGCGGTTTCTTTTGTGCTGGATTATCGCGGCACCACCATTTCTGAAGTGACTGTTGGCGGCGTAGTCAAGACCAGCCCGACCGATTATTCAGTTAGCACGGCCAGCGATGGTCGCAAAACGATTACATTTGTAGTGGCCCCTGCTTCCGGCACGGACAATGTTGT